TCCAGTAAATGTATATTCTGTGTCATGCATCAACTGCTCATCATTAAGATATACATATAACGCTTTATTGCTTATAGTTGTTTTGTCAAAAATAGTTGATAAGGCGTAAACAGTGATCCTATTATCTAATATTTCATATTCTATTTTTTTACTACCACCAGTACCTGCCATATCTGTGCTATAAAATGGTGTTTTACTTGTTTTCATAAAGTTCATTGTATTCAAAATATTATCTACATGATCTTTAACTGTTCCATCAAACGAAGATTCAGTTGCATTTTGTATAAACTGTCTTTTGAACTTTGTGTATTCGTTTGAAGCGTATCTAATCGCTCCAACTATGTTTGCATTTTTATCTGTTAAATGATATAAAGGAATATTTACAGGTCCGCTATGTTGGACAAACTTTCTACCAAATCCTTTTACATCTCCTAAATCTCTTAAGTTGCTTATTCCAGGTTGTACACCATCAAATGCATTAATTTCTGCTACTAGTCCTTCAACATGATCGTTCACTTCTCCAAGTGTAAACTCTGTAATATTGTTATTAAGAGGATTTCTTTCTAAGTTATGTGGTATTTCATAATATCCGTTTGCATTTTTATCTGCAGAACTTAATGTACGTATTACTATAATATCATTTTCTGTAATATCGCTGTTTAGGACAACAACTTTTTGATTGTTAACATTTTCAAATCTATATTCTTTAAAAGTTAATAATTGACTATTCTTATAAACGTGTACTTCTAAATCTGTTAACGCACTACTATTGTCGTACACATCAATTGCAAACGAGTTTTGTTGTTCGTTGCCTTGATATTTTCGTACAACGTGTTGAGTACTAAACTCAGTAGCTTTTTGCCAAGCATTACAATAAGAAGTTGTACCGTTATATGTTTTCTGTAAAAAATAAACATCACTTTTGTGTGTCAAAAATGTGTTATTTACTTTGTATTGATATGATCCTGAAAGCAAATTAAAATCAAAAACTATATCACCAATGTTAACAAAGTTTTTATATGTAATAGGAAAACCTAATTCAGTATCATTTGTGCCTTCGCCTTCTCTATATGAAAATATTTTATTTCCTACAAAGTCATTAGCAGGATATACTGTTTCATCACCAATGCTATTTCCATCTTTGTCAAATAAATCAAACTTTGGACAAACATTTATAGCAGTTTTGTCTTGTGCTTTTTTCCATTCTGTTCCGTTGTAATAATACATACAGCCAGCATTTTTTACACCATTTTTTACTAACACTGTTTCATTCAAAACAGGTGTTGCATCTTCAGTTTCTGTTAAACTTATTTGTATAGTGTTTGTATGGTTAATAAATTTTACTGTGTATATTTTGCCATTTACCATACTATCAGGATCTGCTGTAAATAAAATACGCATACCTTCAACTACATCTATGCCGTCAATGTTGTAACCAACTGTACCTTCTATAGTACTAAAAACATCAGTCGTAAAAGTATCAACCAAATCAACATTTTGTTTAGCAGTTGTACCATGATTGTATAATCTAATATTTGGTTCAAATTCAATAATAGGACGTTTAGCTCTTGCAGTTTGATCTAAGTTTACTGGTTGGTTGTTTATTTCTGCTGATTTTTCTATAACTGATTTATGTGTCCATCTGTTATATCTAGCCCACGGATTACGACTTTCATCTCTTCTGTTAATACAAATATAATCTTTTGTTCCAGCAAAACTACGTGCGTTACTAAAAGGCACTCTATCAAATGCATTTGAATCAAATGGTATTTGTGTATCTTGTGTAAAAATAGCAGGCACTTCTAAATTTTCTACAGGTACAAGTTGTATAGACTCTCCAACTCCTTCTACATAATACAATCCAGTCGCATAAGATGCCGGAGTTACGTTACCAATAAAATATACTTTCATTCCGTTTGAAAAATCCCAACCGTTTGAACTTGTATATGTTTTTTTGCCTATTATTTCTTCTTGTACATCAATAGCACTATTTTCTTCAACATCAAATATTCTAAAAATACCACTTACATTAATATCGTTTTGGCTTACATAATATAGTATATCCGGAGCATCCATTGGTACTGTAAATGTTAATGTTCCTTTTTCAATAAATCCTGGTTTTATATAATCGTTAATATCAACAGTTGTATCATTTTGTACTGCATGAGATATTGTAACACCTTCATTATATTGTTTGTCTAAGAAGGAGCTGTCTTCTGTGAACACAACATCTGTGCCTCTGTCAGTTGCAAAACACACAGGGTGTCCTAATGTATCTACTTCAAAGATATATGTTTGTCCTCTAAAAAGTTTTACACTTTTATTTCTAGTAAGCCCATCTGGAGACATCAAATAACTCACAATGTTATTATCATTAACAGTGTTTAAAGTATATGTGCTTTTTACTTGTAAACTTTGTCCTGCTACTGGTATTTCTTGTGGACCGTTTGGTAACCAATAGTATTCTCTAAAGTTTGTAAACTTATCATAATCAATATGTGGGTTCCATGCATAAAATTCTTGTGCAAACAGTTTATCGTGATTTGTAACATTGCCGCCAAATGCAGTTATTTGTCCTAATATATCTAAATAATCTGCATCAAATACTGTGTTATTCAAATTATCATTAATAACAGCAAAAGGCTCTAGTTGATAATCTTGCCTTAGTTTACTGACATCATCAACATAGCTATCTTTTATAGTAGTTGCTTTTGCAACTCTACTTCCTACATAACCATTTACTTTTTCAACAACTCCAGGATTTGTAAGTTGATCTAAAGTGCTTCCTAAAAACTTTTTATTTGGATCGGTTCTAAAATAACGAGGGAGTAATGATGCTGTAGTTTTTTTGTCACTGCTTTTGCCTGGAACAGGATATTCATTCTGATTATCGTTGTATGCCATTAGTAGCTATTTCCTTCTATGACAGTTGTATTTGATGTTGTTGTGCTTTGTATTCCAGTGTTAGGAACATCATCACTTGTTATTACTTTTCCTGATGCTTTTAATCTTGAAGCTGTAATACTATCTATTACTTCAACTTCGCCAACCTGTGCTGAACTAACAAATATTTCGTCATTTTCGCTTTTGATTTCATATAAGCTACCAAAACTTTGTGTTTCAGTTTTTGGAACTAACACAATACTGCTAATGTCAGGTGCGACTTGTTTCATAATATAAGCCGCTAGTTCGCTGAAATAAAATGTTTCGCCAAAATCCCAGTTTTCAAGTGCAAAGAATTCATTAATACTATCAATTACTCTTGACTTTATATCATTATCATTTACAACTCTAGAAGCATTTTTAACGATTTTAATCGTAGCTTGTAAATCATTATCAGCATACGCACCAAACAATGGCTTATACTTAACAGGATGATATATAACTTCATCACTAATAGATTTTATTGCTTTGATAGATTGTCCGTAATCTAAAAATAGTGCATCACTGCTAGGTGGCAATGGTTGTACTGTAATATCGCCCTTGAGCCATTTTCTATATTCAATGTCATAGGTTTTTGTAAGAAGATATAGATCAATAATATTACTGCTACTAGGATCTATTCGTCTATTTTCAGCCGCGGCGTGTCTATAATCAAATCTAATCTTATCACGCCCTTTATATGCTTTATAATTTGTATTCAAAACTAATGCAGTTTTTGTGCTATTCAAAGATTTAAACTTATTAGTGCTACTAATGTAAAATACGCAATCGCTATCATAGGCGCTATATGCTCCTATTGCGGCTTCTGTATTCTTTACTTCTATTTTTTCAGCATCTGCTTCAACATATTCATATGTTACTGTGTTGCTTCTAGTAAACTTTTTTGCAAAAATATATTTGGTATCTGGTAAGTAATCCGGATCAACAATCTGTGTGAACAAATCAGGATCATCTATAACACCATCGTTATCTACATCAGTAAAACTTATTTCAAGTTTTTTACTATCTACATATCCTTCTGGTGTTCTATATTCAGAAACGACTTGCCATTGCCAATCTTTTTGAAATGGTGTTAATGTATCAGGCTTATTATTGTTGCTTAAAACGCCTATAGTGTCTGTAACAATCTTTCCTGTTTTACTATCGTATATTCTATCATTTCCATCAAAGTAAAAACGTATTTGTTTATCACTTTCAAAAACATATCTTACTGCACGATAAGTGACTGTATATGTTTCGCCATCAGTTTCAAATAAGAAAATCCAACTTGCGTCTTGATTTGTTCCTGTTACATCGCCTGTTTTTGCAGTATCAAAATTATTAACTTTATCTAAGTTACTATTAAGTATTACTTTCCAGTCTGTTGTTTCAACATCGTATCGTAAACCAAATGTTCTGTAGGCAAAAACTTGATCAACCATTTGTGATAAAGTATCATTGACAATGTTATTATTCAAAACAGGAATAATTTCACACAAATAAGCTGTGCTTGGAATATTGTCATTAAAAACTATTGGACCTAACGTGCTTCCAACTTCTGCTGTAGTACCGTCTTCGTATATACTAATAACTTTAGTCCAAATATACTCTTTGTCACCTAGTGCTGATGGTGTTCCAGTTTTTATTGTGTTATCTTTATCAAAATATTTTCCTGTTGGTGCTTTAAATTTTACTAAACTGCCTGCTGTCATAAAACGCAATGCTGTAGCTGTAAACGTTCCAACAGCAATAGCAATATCAAACTGGTCTTGTAATATACCTGTGCTTTGATTTGTATCATTTGTTGTTGCTACCCATTCATAATTTAAATCCGCAACACTTGTATTTCTATCAAAGTTTTTGTAGTAAAAGTTTTTGGTTTGTATTCCTTTAATAACTTCTAAAACTTGTGAGTTTATTACTGCTTCAATATCAGTCTTACTTGAAAAAGAAAAACTAAACTTACCTAGTAAATCTTCTGTAAAAACACTACCGTCATCTCCAAACATAAGTGTATTGCTGTACTTTCCAGTGCTATCACGTAAATCATAATACCTACTAATACCACTACTTGTTCTATTAACGCTTTTTGTTTTTATAATTTGTTGATTTACACCAAGTGGACCAATGTTATAATCTTCACCTGTTATAAGTCTGTTTTGTGTATAATATGTACTAGGTGCATTTGTTTGAATGCTTTCGTTTGATTCTGCACTATCTGCATTAGATACTATACTTGTAAGTTCCAATATAAGATTTAGTGTTTCTAATGTATTGTTTTTACTAATATATGGTATAGATATGCTTATGCCTTGCATGTCTGCTGGCTTGATGCTGTATTGTTCATTGGCACTTACTCTATAATAAACTTTAAAGTCTCCTTTTGGAAGAGTGCCAAAAGTACCGTCACTAAAAATCAAACTGATTCTATCATTTACTCTGCTTAACACACTGTAAATGTCTGTTATACCTTTAGAAACGTTATTGTAAACAATATTATTGCCTTCTGTGCTGTTAACCGAAGTCCACAATGCTTCTTCGTTACCATTGCTATCTAGTTTATACAACCAAACATCTGTATTGTTAATATTATCACTATCAATGTTGACAGTTGTATTTGGAACAGGATTAGCAACACTAAATGTGTTGTTCTCTAATGTACCTTGTCTAAAATGAAAGAAAAATCCACTATTTGAACTACCTGCACCTTGTCCATTGTCTCTATATAAAAATGCTAATCTATTTCCTGGATAAGGTTCTTCTTCAAATATTGTATTGTTTTCAATATTAATACCTGTACTCACTATTTCAAATTTACGTGATGCATCGTCTATAGACTTAGTAAAAGAATAGATAGGAACATCTTGATTATTACCATTAAATCTATACTGTTCAGTGGTGATACCATCTACAGTTGCTTTCTTTACAGGTCTACCAAATATGTTGTTAGCAGGTAAAGCCGCATTTAATATTTTTATAAACTGTTCATACCAATCTGTATTAGTAGCATCATTCCAAATAATAGTTTGATTGCTTAGATTGTTATTATTTGCATCTACAACATCTTCTGTAGTGCTTATACTTTCTATTTTTAATAATCCGTTACCTGCAATATTTCTATTAGCGTTGTAACTTATTAATCTAGCTAAACGGAGTATGCTTTCTCTACGTTCTGCTGTTTCAATATAGTTTTCTCTAGCATTTAAGTCTGTACGGAAGGCAAGATTTTGACCTAAAAATGCAATAAGATCTATTAGTGCAAGGTATTCACTTGACTCAATATAATCATTGAAGTCTTCTGGATAGTTCTCCCTAATGTATGTAATCATTGTTCTACGTAAATTATCAAAATCATAACTTTGAAAATCAGCGTATCTAAAACTTTGATAGATTGTCTTCCAGTCTTCTGCTAAAAGTAATCTATTTTGCCTATCCGTTGTTGACATTTGCCATTCCTCACTTTATAGTATATTTACCTGAATAAAAAAAGTGCGTACTTTAAATTAGACCATTTGCTTGGTCAAACTTTATACGCATAGATTCGCTTATACTATATGGAAGATATGTTAGAGTAACATCTATTTGAATGCCACTTTCATATGTGTCTACAGTTACGCTATCTACATTAACTCTTGGGTCAAAGTTTACAATTTCTGTGACATCTTCAATAATAAGTTGCTTCAAATCATCTGTAAATGGTTCAAATATAATATCCCAGATTATTGTGCCAAACTCTGGATTTTCTAGTTTCTCACCTTGTCGTATGTGAAAGTGATTTATAATATCTTGCTTTATTATTTGTAGGTCATACAAATTAAAACCTTTAGGATTAGCTACTGTGCTAACACCACGATATTGTTTACTTGTCACAGGCGGTGAAGTCACTCCATTTGACACTGAAATATTTTTATAAAGTTGTTTTTCATTTACAGCCATAACGTATTTATGCTCCTATTGTGGCACGTATCTAATCTGATTATTTGTTATAGTATAAACTTGACCGTTAACTACTGTTCTTGTGTTTTCAATAACACCTTTTTGTTGTAGATTAAATCCAAACTGATTGTTTTTCTTTTTAACAAGTTTTTTATCAAACTCTCTGGCACATAATGCACATTGAGCTGAAACATCACCAAATATTTGATTGCCAGTAGTTTTGTAAGTTTTTCTATCAAGGTCTCGTGCAATATTTGATATAGTTCTTAGCTGTCCAGCAGGGTTATCTCCAAATGTAACTTCTTTAGCTATTGCTACACTATCAACTTTTGGTATTTTTGTTCCTTTTGTTGCTTTGTTGACAAGATTAGCACCTGCATTTGCGGCCGCATTACCTAATATAAGTTTCAATGGGTCAGGTAAACCGTTTAGTCCACTTTCCATATTCTTTGTAAAACTGCTTATACCTTTGCCTAACTGTTCAAATACTGGTCCTACACCCGGTATGCCACCTAATGCTGTTCCTAATCCTTGAGCAAGTTCTCCTCCTAGTTTTCCAAAGGCACTACTTACACCTCCAAGTGCTTGTCCTATAGCACCGTCTATCTGAGCAAGTGCTTGTCCCATTGCACCTGTTAGACCAGTAGTTGTTAAAAGTTGTTGCATCACACCTGGTAAGTTACCAAATAAGCCTGTCAATCCTTGTCCGAGTATGCTACTAAGCCCACCTTGTAAGCCTTGTAAAAAACTATCTTTGATATAATCAACTGTATCGCCGGGTTGGTCTTTTATTTCAGTTCTTTTTTCACTGTATTTGTCTTTTGTAGAGTTTATTGTGCCTGAATACGTATCTATAAGTTCAGCATTTGAGTTGCCTGCTAGTTGTTGAGCTCTAAATTGTTCTGAATATCCACCTGCAAGTGTTCCTTGACTAATCCAACCTGTGCCTCCTACAAATGCACCCGGATTAGGTACGCCTTGTAGCGAACCAGCGGCTTTTGCTAATCCCGCTGATATAATATTTTGTGCCGCACCTTGTACAGCACCTTGTAATCCACCATCTATACCACCTTGTATGGCTCCTACCACTGCTACTGTTGGTATTGGAAAGTTTGGATTTATTTGATTTATGCCTTGAGTAGCACGTGATATACTTTCCCTTATCACAGGTGCCGACAAAGCTCCCCCTTTTACTGCAAACATTTTATTCCTCCTCAGGCGTAAGACCGTTCATTGCAGTTCTGTCCGTTTGTATAGGACGTTCCTCCATATGTACGTCTTGGCTTTCTTCTAGTGTTGCCTCTGTTTTATCAGGTGCAGTTTCTTCTGGGTTCCAACTTTCATGTCCTTGCCATGGTTCGTGCTGTGGAACTCTAAATGGAAACGCTGATTTTACTGGTAAAGTTGCTTCGGTAGCTAGATCTGCTTCAGCCGCGTCACTTGTATTCATATCAATCCTATCAGCAGTTTCTTTATGATAGGAACTTTTTATGTTACTTGAGCCAGTTGCTTGTATTTTCATATCTTCACCAGCAAACAAACTCATACTACCGTCAGTTGCAGTTGTTAATATACTATTACTGACTAATGTTTCTTGATTGTTTAACACTGTAGTCTTTAAATCGTTAGTAACTGTTGTTTCTAAGTTATTTTTTGCTTTTATATACCCGTCTTGTCCAACAAGCAAATGATAATCTAATGCACAACTTAAATTTATATTGTTGTTTACAATCATATTAACATTTCTTCCTGCTTCAAAGTTTATATCCCTATCTGCAACAAAATTAAAATCAGTTTCTGTGTGAAAACTTATACTATCTTTTGCATATACGTCAAGTTTACCATTACTTGACATTTCAATCCAAGCAGTTCCTCTACTGTTATTGATGTATATTAAATCTTCGCTTGTGTTCATCATTATCTGAGCACCGGTCCTAGTGCGTAGACGTATCATTTCATTAGCAGGTCTAAGAACATCACCACCTTGTTCACTTGCTTCTTTGTTTATATATTTGTATGGAGTGTCTTCAGGTGATCCTTCTCTTAATAACTTATCGTCACCGTCATCGATTACAAAACTACTGCTTCCTAATCTGCTTACATGCACAGTTGCTTTGCTTTCTTTTATTCCTATTTTGCCTTGCGGAGATCCTCCACGTTTATCTATTGGTCCTGGAGAACTAATACCAAACACTGCACTAGGAAATTCACGTTGAGCACTACTAGTTGTTGTTCCTCGTATGTCATCCTCAACTAAACCTTGCTCTTTTAGTTGTTCAATGAAGTCTTCATTTACAGGTCTTTTATATTTTACAGCGTTGTTAGTTTGCAACTTAGTAGTTTTTTTGTTGTATTCGCCAACTGGAAGTTTTTTACCTTTAAGTTCTTTAGGAATATTACCACTTGTTTGTTCTGTACCGGGTTGTCCGCCAGGTAACATAAATGTCATTCCTCTTTCTGGTACACAACCAAACCAATACCCAAATTCTCTACTGCCTTCTACAAATGTGCATAGAACAAGAGTACCAGGATCGGGTGGAATAGCCCAAAATCCATAACTTTTTTGTGTATTGCTATACGTATCATTTTTTCCAAGGTGTTGTGCGCCTGTTACGCCATAAAAAGGACTTGCATAATAAACTATTGCCGTTTGTCCTAATGTTTCGCCAGCTGTTCCTGCTTCACTTACTTTTAAAAGCTCAACTTCTAGCCCACCTAAGTATAATGGATCAGCATGTTTTAAAACTCTTGCAAGATATGGTCCTGATTTAGATTGTAGTTGTCCGTCATCTACACTTCTTGTTTGTTCTGCTTTAATAGGTGTGCTCATTATAACTGAAATCCTGTGTTTAATGCCTGTGTAGACCCAACGTCTTTAACTTTGTTTGCTTGATTACCTGTACCTTTGTTATTTGTATCTTCTGGTTGTCCTCTACGCCTAAGTAAAGTAAGTTCTTGTGTAAATACACCTCCTGAAATATTATTTTCAATAGAAATAACTTTATATAAACCACTAAACTGGCTTACAGGCACTGTATCCTCAGGATATATCATTCCTCCTGTTTCAGGATTGTAATCTATTGGTGTTCTAAAGTTTAAAATAACATCACATTCGCTACGTTGATATTCAATCTGCCCTGTACTAGTTTCATTAAGGTCGCTTGCAGTATCAGTCCAGTTGCCCATACCAGAATCTACAATAAAATAAGGATCGCCAAATATTTGAAGTTTAACTTCTACTAAATCTACACTACCACTTCCTAAAATATTATCATGAAACTTCTTTGCCCATCTAACTTTGCTGTTGTCCATACCTGCACCGCCGCCACCTTGTAGAGTAGAACTGTTGCCAAATACTTGTGTAGGCGAACCTGTGTCACTGTTAGATCCACTGTAAGAAGTGTTCATTCCAAGTTGTTCAGGTTTTTGTTGTACCATATTTTGTTGTGTACCGCCTGTTTTTGCATCAATACTAGATTGACCCATGTCAGGTTGTATAAACTGGAAGAAACTTGCTCTAAAATTTATATCAAACTTTACAATATCTACATTTTCTCCACTATAGATATAGTTGTATTCTTTTTTAGCGTTAGACCTTAAACCATTGTAAGATAATCCAGCATCTCCTGGACGTTGAAAATGGCTACTGTGTACCATATACTCAACAACTTTATAATGCATAACTTTTGCATCGCTACCATATACATTTTCTTGTAAAGGATTAGGTTTTAAAAATGTTTCAGCATCTATTCTAAACCAAGGAACCATTCCGTTTGCATCAGGCGCACGTTCTTTTAAGTTTTTACCCCAATCACTTGAAAGAACAACATCTTCAATAATTTTTATACAACTTGTGCCTGCACTATAAGAAAAAACACGCTCATCATTGCTTATAACATTTTTAGAACGTGTCATAACTTTGTTTTTCTTATCATACACCTGTCCAGTTTGAGGCATAGGCACTGTTCCTGATTCAGAAAAATCTTTGACACACCTTGCATTACCTATTTGATTAACATTTCCACTATCTAAAGCTATTTTGCTCAAGTTATCTCCAATAGGACTTTTAGTTAGTACTTGTCCTGTAATCATACTAAGGAATGCTTCAAATCCTTGTGGTGCTTGAGCACCTAAAAATCCACTAATGCTTTCAAATAAACCTTGTACGTTACCAGATTTAAAGTTTGAAAGTAATCCGCCTAAACTTTTGTCTAATCCCCCAGCTAATCCTCCTAATGTACTAGAAAAACTGTCTGACAGGCTTTGTCCATTGGCTAATCCACCTATGACTCCGCCTACTACTCCTGCGGCCACTGCTCCAAATATACCACTACCGCCTGATGACCTAGTTGATCTACTTTTTGTAGTTGCACCTCTATCAGTAGTATTAGGTTGTACAGCAGGATTAACGCTACTTGCAATGTTAGTTGGAAATGTTATAACAATTTCGTTATTATCCGGTAACTGTCCTGCATTTTTTAGCTCTCCAAAGTGTCCATTTATGATTGTACATAAACTTTGTTCACCTGTTGTTAGCAGTTTTGATATTGTAGTTCCTTTTAATGCTACATCGGTAGGAATAGAAGTAGCATCATCTAGGAATGCTTGTTCATTCCACGGAATACCTTCAACATTGTATGTTGTGCCTCCTTGATTCACATCAAATGTAACATTTGATAACTTAATAGGAATATCTCTTCTAAGATTTATACCTTCTTCGGTTATAATAACGTCACCGTCATCGTCATATCCTACAAACTCCATTGAAAGCATAAACGGAGCATTAGCATAGTTTGAATATCCGCTGTATGTTGCCGCGATTTGCAAAGTTTGTAAAAATAAACCCATACTATAAGGTTCTGCAACAGTAAATGTTACAAATGTAGCATTTGTACTGCGTGATTTTGTATTAGGCACACACAATGATTCAATGTTCACGTTATCAATAAAATATTCTAACTTTCCGCCAATGATATCTTCGTATTCGGTTGTAACTTTGTTTTCGCCGGCGCCTCCGCCGCTTCTAAATATAACATTTAACGGACCATTAGCCCTGTATGTTTCATTTGGCACAGCGATTTCATCTCTTGTTAAACAAGACATAGTAAATATTGTGTTAAAACTTGCAAACTGATGTAAGCTATTTCTTTTTATTGCCATTTATAAACCTAACGCTGGTTTCAATGATGATTTCTTGGGTAAGTATATTTGTGTTCCTGCAATAAAATCAAATACAGGATCTTTTATAACTTCCATGTTACGTTGTGCAAATACCCACCAGAGTTTTGATGTATCATAAAGATCAAAAGCAAGTAAATCAGGTCTAAAAGAATATTGTGGTTCTATTGTGTATAGAATATCGTCATCTTCTTCAGGAACAGGACGTATATCTAAAATATCTAACTCTCCTGTAACTGTATACTTTGTATTTGAATAAGGACTTGTTTTTCCATATTGAGCCATTAAATAAATCCTTTCTCAGCTTCGTTGCCAAGTATAAAGTTATCCATATTAAACTCTGATACCTTACTTCTACTGTATATAGGTTTGAGTTGCAATGTAAGTAAACTTTGTGTAGGTACCATTTGATATGTTGATGAATATTCTCCAAACTGTCCTGTGTTTATCTTTAAATAGTCTACTCCATTAGGTAAATCGAAACTAAAGTTAGTAACAACACATGGTACATTAGGCAAAACATAATCGCCATAGCCTGATAACTTAATAACAGGTGGCGGAGAACCTTTTTCTGCACTTTCTCCATAAAACATTTTAGTTAAACTTCTAAAAAAATGTACACAAGCTACCCAATATGCTCCATCTGCTTCACTTTGTACAGGAAATGCACCACTTACACTTATATCATCATGTTGACTGTTGGTATATTGCGGAAAGGGATAATTACTATGTGTAGGGGTGAGACTATCATAGAAAGCTGAAGTCACTAGATTAATATTAGGAGTAACAGGAAATACTGCAAACCAATCAGTTCTTTGTAATGGATACAATATCGGACTGTATCTAAACGTTGAAAGTGTAGGAACTTTAATTTTTACACGCCAATCAGGAGTACCGTCATTAGTAGGAGCAAATCTCGCAGTCGTTGCAGATCGTGCAACAGGTTCTGCACCAATAGGTAGATTGTTAGCTCTTATTTCTCGTCCAACTCTTGATCTATTCGAAAAGAAAGGTTGGGTTATGTTATTTGTTCCAACTGTGTTTGGAACTGATTGCATTGGATTATTTGTCATAGTAAACTCCTACATACTATTTAGTTGACAAAATAAAGCACATAGTTTATTATAGTGTAAAGGATATAGAAAAAATGGCCAGAAAAATAAATTATCTCAATAACAAAGACATGTTATTAGAGATCCACAAATCAAAAAATACATTTTGTAGTTACGTAGCACCAGAATTTGCAGATTATGACATTATTCTACCTAGTGTAGACAAAATAAATGTTAGAACAGTAGCAGAAGCAAAGCGTAACAAAGCAAAAAAACAAGGACAACGTGCATACGAAGCCGCTAAAGCCGACGGTAGGAAGGTTAAAATGGCAGAGTTTGAAGTTGATTATAGAAAAATAGAGAAAACTGACTTAGTATTCCGTATAATGACATTTGATCATGTACCAGATGAACCAGGACGTAAAAAGAATCCTAAAACTGTTGCAGATGAAAAGACAAAACTTAACTTTCCTCCCTTTCAACACTATAAGTTTGATGAAAACGACAATGTTATTTGTGTAGGCAAAAGTCATTGGGAAGGTGGAATGGAAAACGGTTACTTTAATAAAGGACACGGACAAGCAACAAATAAACTTGCAAGTATGTGGATGAAACTTTGTGATAGGTATGCTACACGTGGTAATGTTCGTGGATATACATACAATGATGAAATGCGAGGACAAGCAATACTACAGTTAGCACAAATAGGTTTACAGTTCGACGAATCAAAGTCACAAAACCCATTTGCATACTACACAGCGGCAGTAACAAACAGCTTTGTACGTGTTATTAACATAGAGAAACGTAATCAAAACATAAGAGATGATATCTTAGAGATGAATAACATGGATCCTTCGCATACAAGACAACATGCAGGCGAATGGGAAGCCGCTCAACGTAGAGAAGGCCTAAAAACAGGTTGATTTTTAAGTAAAATTGCTTTATACTAGCAACGAAGTGGAGATTCTTATTGTTTAAAAAAGCGGCGGTGTTTACCGATATCCATTTGGGTATGAAGGGTAACTCACGAGTACATAATCAAGACTGTGAAAACTATATCGACTGGTATATTGACACAGCAAAAGCCAATGGTTGCGAAACTGGACTGTTCTGCGGGGACTGGCACCATAATAGGAACAGTTTAAACCTTACAACCATGAATACAACCATTAAGTTGTTAGAGAAACTAGGTCAATCGTTTGAAAAGTTCTATATGTTTGCAGGTAATCACGACTTGTACTACAAAGACAAGCGTGATGTAAGCTCAACTGAGTTTGCAAGACACATTCCAGGTATAACTGTAGTTGATCAAATGCAAGTAGATGACGATGTAGCACTAGTTCCGTGGTTAGTGGGCGATGAATGGCGACAGATGGAGAAGTTAAAAGCAAAGTACTTGTTTGGACACTTCGAACTACCTAGCTTCTATATGAATGCTATGGTACAGATGCCTGATCACGGTGAACTTAAAGCGGAACACTTCAAGAACCAAGAGTATGTGTTTAGTGGACACTTTCATAAACGTCAGAAGCAAGGCAAGGTACACTATATTGGTAATGCTTTCCCACATAACTATGCTGATGCGTGGGATGATGACCGTGGTATGATGATACTAGACCGTGAGAACAATGCAGAACCAGAGTATATCAACTGGCCAGACTGTCCTAAGTATAGAACAGTGAAGTTATCAAAGCTGATTGATGAGAAAGACACATTGATCAAGCCAAGTATGTACCTAAGAGTTACACTAGACATTGATATTAGCTATGAAGAAGCAAGTTATATCAAAGAAACATTTATGGATCAGTATGAATGTAGAGAGATCACGCTCATACCGCAAAAGTCTATAGAAGAGATTAACACAGACTTAGACATTGAACAGTTTGAAAGTGTTGATCAGATAGTTAGCAAAGAAATACAAGCTATTGACAGTGAACAGTTTAACAAGAAACTACTTTTGGACATATATACAGAGCTCGCATGATAAAAATACAAGATTTAACAGTTAAAAACTTTATGAGTGTGGGTAACGTTACCCAAGCAGTTGACTTCAACAAGGAGCAACTCACTCTAGTGCTTGGTGAAAACTTAGACCAAGGAGGTGACGACACCGGATCTCGAAACGGTACTGGTAAAACTACGATAATAAATGCATTATCATATGCCATGTACGGCCAAGCACTAACAAATATCAAGAGAAACAACTTGATTAACAAAACTAACAGTAAAGGTATGTTAGTTACACTAAACTTTGAGAAAGACGGCAATCAATATCGTATTGAACGTGGTAGATCACCTAATGTATTAAAGTTTTACATTAATAATCACGAACAACAAGACGATATGCATGATGAATCACAAGGTGACAGTAGAAAAACACAAGAAGATATTAATCATCTATTGGATATGACTCACGATATGTTCAAACACGTAGTTGCATTGAACACATACACAGAACCATTCCTAAGTATGCGGGCAAATGATCAACGTGCTATCATTGAACAGCTACTTGGTATAACTATCCTTACTGAAAAAGCAGAAATACTCAAAGAAAAGGTTAAAACTACAAAAGAACTTATTACTGAAGAAACATTAAAGATAAATGCTATCGAAACAAGCAATAAAAAGATCGAACAAAGCATAGAAACACTTGCTGGTAGACAAAGAGCTTGGAAAGCTAAACAAAAACAAGATATTGAGCGTCTTGACAGCGGTATTGAAGAGTTAGAAAAGTTAAACATTGATGCAGAACTTGATTCACATGAAAAATTAACTAACTGGACAGAAACAAACAACCGTTTGACTAGTTTAAACAAAGAAAAAGCAACACTTGAAGCGGCACTAATGCGAGCAACTAAAAGTGTTGACAAAGCGGCACAAGATGTAAAGGATCTTGACGATGCTATTTGTTATACTTGCGGACAAGCGTTACATGCAGATAAAAAAGAAGAAATATCAGTTCGAAAAAACAAAGAACTTACTGATGCAATGGGTTATCAAACAGAAGTTGCTGGAAAATTAGAAAAAACAATGTCATTGCTAAATGATATTGGTGATATCAACGGTCGTCCTACTACTTTTTATGAAACTGCAAAAGAAGCATACGAACATAGAAACAATGTAGATAATCTTAAGAATAGTTTGATAAGTAAAACACAAGAAGAAGATCCTTATCAAGCTCAGATTGATGATTTAACTGATACTGCATTACAAGAAATAGATTGGCAACCAGTTAATGACCTAACTAGTTTGAAAGACCATCAAGAGTTTTTATTAAAACTTTTGACAAACAAAGACTCGTTCATACGTAAAAAGATCATTGATCAAAACTTAGCGTATCTGAACAATAGGCTCACATATTATTTAGACAAACTAGGCTTACCACATCAAGTAGAGTTTCAAAACGATTTGTCAGTTGAGATTACTCAGCTGGGACAAGATCTCGACTTTGATAACTTATCGAGAGGCGAACGTAACAGGCTAATACTAGGCATGAGTTGGGCATTTAGAGATGTTTGGGAATCATTATACCAAGGCGTCAACTTATTGTTCATTGACGAACTTATTGATAGCGGAATGGACACTGCTGGCGTTGAAAGTGCGTTAGCTGTATTGAAAAAGATGGGTAGAGAACGTAGTAAAAATGTTTTTCTTATATCTCACAAGGACGAACTAGTTGGTAGAGTGAATCATGTTATGAAAGTCGTAAAAGAAAATGGCTTTACATCATATGAAAACGATATCGATATTATAGAATGAACAACGACACACATGATAAATTAATGCAGAAGGTTCTTGATTACCTCGCGGCAAGTGAAGACTTTGAACGTTTGCCAAGCGAAAGAAGTAAAAGAAGAGTAAGAAGAGAACTTAGACAACTAATGAGCTTGTGTAAGACAAGACAAGAAGAAGTAAAAGAACGCTATGCTGTTGAGTTAGCTGAGATCCGTGCAAGCGGTAAATGGGCAGACAACAAACGCAAAGCAAAAAGGAATGAAGAATGAAAATAACCGTTGTAGGAAGTGGAACAGCAGGCAGTTTAACAAGTGCCTTCTTAGCAAAAGAGTTTCCTAATGCAACGGTTGAAATGATACACAGCGAAAAAGTTGGTATCATAGGCGTTGGCGAAAGCATTACTCCACACTTGCCAGGACTATTAGGCGGACTTGGTGTAGACGAAAAAAAGTTTATGCGTGAAACTGATGCTGTATTTAAATATGGCAACAACATGGAAGACTGGACAGACACACCAGATGGTCCAGATGTGTTGCGTATGTTTTATTGGAGTAACGGTTTAGACAAAGACTTTACTTGGGAAAATGTTACAAGTACCTTTCCTCATGAAGTAAAAACAACAGACGTATGGTTAGATGTTTATAGAAACGGAATGGCACCTGATCTAAATGTATATCATCATAATGCAGAAGGTTATCAATACTGCAAAGATTTAAAAATGCCATTTGACGACAATGGCAACTATCTTTTGCCTGCCACTGCTACCTATGCATATCATATTGATGCAGAAAAAACATCTCCGTGGATTAGAAAAAATGTTTGTAGTGCATATGGTGTTGTTGAAACTATAGCACATGTTGAAAAAGTAAACACAAACGAACAAGGTATAACAAGTGTCATTTTAGATTCTGGACGTGAAGTAACAAGTGACATATGGGTAGACTGCACAGGATTGTCAAGAGTTCTTATTGGAGAACTTACAAAAGACATCCACACTTACAAAGCGAACAAAGTAAACAGTGCATGGGTATGTCCTATTAATTATGAAGACAAAGATAAAGAACAAGTTAACTATACAAGAAGCATAAGACGAGATATGGGTTGGCAGTTTAGTATTGCCTTGACTAATAGAATCGGCACTGGTTTAGTTTACAGTGATGAATATTTTACAGATGACGAAGCATTAGAATATTGGCACAGCATTATCAAAGGTAGACAAATAAGAGAACCAAGAAACTTAAAATGGACACCAGGAAGATTAAAAACTCCAAATGTTGGCAATGTTTTTGCTGTAGGCATGGCGGCAGGATTTATTGATCCACTAGAAGCAAATGCTGTTGTTAGTTCAATATCTTGTATGAAAAGACTTGCGTGGATGTTACAACGTGATTACGATAAAGATTATTACAATCGTAAAGTTACATATTACTTTGATGATATAGCTGACTTCACGGCTGTTCATTATACATTGAGCAGACGTGGTGATAATCACTTTTGGCAAGACATGAGACGTATCGGTCGTGAACTTGATCATAAAGGACTTGTAAAGAAAAAATACTATGAGCAAGCAAACTGTATGGACAGTGTTGTAGGTTATGTTACAGCGTTTCCAGATGTTAACTGGTTAGATATAGCAAACAACTGGGTACAAGATTTAGATGACTGGCCTAGTAAGTCAACACCAGAACAACAGACAGCGTACATAAGAAAAATACGTAACGAAAAACTTTTACATGAAATACAATCAAGTAATAATAAAAAATCGATTGACAGTTTTATGAAAATGTATAATAATGTAAACGAATATGATAAAGGATTGAATAAGTGGCCAAGTGAATACTTTGGTAAGATGTTTGGCGCACAATATATGAATAGGCACGAAGAAAACTCAAGAAAGGTACAGGCTTAAAGCCTACTAGCATAAACACTTTATGCATTGGACGTACAAAGGTAAAAAAATAAACGAAGTACCAGATGAATACGAAGGCTTTGTATATCTAATAACAAACAAAAAGACAAAACAAAAATACGTAGGCAAAAAGTTAGCAAAATTTAAAACAACCAAGCCACCATTAAAAGGCAAAAAAAACAAACGCAGAGGTCATAAAGAAAGTGACTGGCGTGAATACTGGGGAAGTTCAGACAGACTGAACGAAGATGTAAAAAACTTAGGCGAAAAAAACTTTACTCGTGAAATACTTTACTTCTGCAAAAGCAGAGCTGAAATGAGTTACATTGAAGCACGAGAACAGTTTGATAGGCGAGTCTTAGAGACAGACGAATACTACAACGGAATCATCAATGTTAGAGTTGGTGGATCAAATAAACTACGCCAGGCACTACTAGAACACAAATAGGCTATATAACGAGCTCTAAATCAAATCCAAGATCCAGCCGAGGTAATGCTCGTCGCCGGTGGTGTGGTATGCTCGCGTGAAGAAACATACGATAGGTTTTAAAGGATTGTGGCTCTGAGAAAAAGCAACCACAGGGTAAGTGTTTTCGCTTGTTAGGGAATAACTACCTTCCGTTGATATGACGAAGCTAGAGTAGGAGGATACAGGTCAACCGCCTCCGACTTACGCTACACCGTATAATTTAATTTTATACGCTACACCGTAAGAATCTCTTTTGACAAGATGGCTGAAGCGACTCGAATAATGCTCAAAAGCTACCTTCGCCCGGCAACGGGCGAATTATGACTTCACAATCTGAATAATACTAAAAGCATATGCAAAGCATATGCCTTATTAATATTGTTATCAAGAACTAATGATTCGTGTTGAGTGATAACGAAAACACAGTTGAACGTAGTTCAACTTATATAAACTAAATACATTATATACTTGGAACAGTTCTGAATGAAGTTAATTGACGTAACAAATACAAAAACATATCTACTTTTTGAAGAAGCGCCTAATATTCCTAAAGGCACTATCATTAAAAAAGGCAATAAGAGATATAAATGGCAAGGAAATTCTTGGAGAGAAGTTAACAGGCGTGGACAAATGAAAGGTCCTGTTCTAAAAACTGACGGCTTAGGAGGCGAGCTAACTTCACAATGGAAAAAAGCTAATCCTGTGCAAGGCAGTAAAGCAGTATCGGGTTTTAAACTTTTACCTGGTGTAGCACAAACAGCAACAGGCGGTGTAGTTGTTTTACCTGATGGTAAAACAGTTATAACAACAAATACATTTGATGAAGCTAAATCGATACAAGATAAAGTTGAAAAGTTATCAAAACAAAACAATGCAAAGAAGGTTACTTCACTTATAATAGAAGATCCTAAAATTAAAGGCAGTAACTCTGTTAAGATAAGATCTAATCCTATCAACAGAACAGTTACAG